TAATAGGTTCAAACGAGTGTCTACCTGCTAGGTATGCACGTGAGTTGTAAACCGGAATTTCTACTTCTTCGAATGTTACACTTGGGCGTGTTACATCCATAACTTGCTTTGTTAATTCTGTTGTTGGTGTTGATACACCAAAGTTCTCTAGCATTACTCTAAAGCGATACTGTAGCTTAGGCATCAACAAACCTTGTGTTGATGAACTAGCATCAGAAGCTAGAGGAACAGTAATCTTTGATAGTGTTGAAATTGACATAATATTCTCCTGTTGCAAGTATTTATCAAATCATGGACCCCATTTTTCAGGGGTCCAAATTATGATATTATAGACCTGCTATTTCTCCTGTATTCTTAAGTCTTAATGGAATGTAAATAAATTCCACTGCCTTAACTGGTTCAATAGCAATGTCTAAGTATAGTTCGTTACGATCAATTCTGCTTGGAGTATTGTTTGTTTCGTCACAAACTACAATGTAGTCATATAGTGCTCTTGAACCTACAAGCTCTAGCATTAAACTTTCAGCCGCTTGTTTGATCTCATCACGTGTGATCTTATCATTTGGCTCAAAGATATAAGGCTTAGCAAGTTTGTTAAGTTGACTACGTAGGTAGATAACAAGTCTTGCAACGTTAACTCTATCAAGTGAACTTGCATTTCTTGCACGAGTCTTTTGACCAAATGCTACAAGTCCTGCACCTGTAATAAACGTAATTGGGTTAACGCTGATACCATATAGTGTATCACGCTGTCCTTCGTTTAGTGCAATTGAAACAAATTCGCCTTCATTGTCAATATACCCTGTTGCTGTAGCGTTAGTAATGCCGCCACGTCTTGTACCTGCTGGTGCAAACCATGGGAACGATACTTGGTCGCTAAGTGCAATAGTGCGTAGCATCATGTGGCTTGGTGGAACAACAATATTGTTACCAAAGTTGTCGCTTGTAAAGCCCCATGGATAATACATGCCTAGGTACTCGTCACTGCTTACTAGACCGTTTGCGTTATCTTCAACTGCAAGTTTTACGTTTGTACCCCATTCGTTGAGTGATGTTGCATCAGGTGTTAGTGTTGCTGGTGAGTCACCTACAACAAATGCTGTTAAGCCTCTGTCATAGTTTAGACTAATCATTTCGCCAATTAGTTCTGGATAACCTGGAGTTGCCACTAAGTTAAAGATACGTGATTCGTCATCACGGATCTCGTCGTTGCTGTTAACTACTGCTTGTAAACTTTGTACAACAACAGATCTTTGTGCCGCTTGTCCAAAACGTCCTGAACCATCTGGATTGTTTGGTGATTCAGTTACCCAACGATGCTGGTAATAACCTGTCATAGGCGCATCGTTTTGACGCTTGTTTTCTGCGTTTGTATCGATGTAGTTACGTACAAATTTCTTAACGTTAAATCCACTTCTACGTGTGTTGAAAAGGATCATACCTTTTGGATATAGTGCTGGATCTGGTGCATCTGGATCTAAGTAATTACTAATTAGTAGATCTGGAATATCAGCGGCGTCTGCGCTTGCTCCTGATGATCCCCAACGTGCATCTGCAAATAATACACCATCCGACGTTGTTTGATCTGAAGTGTCTAATTGAATCCATTGTGACTTAGGAGCACTGTACTTGTAAATTTCTGGATAAGAGTCAATGTTTGCTGTGCTTACCCAAATATCGCCATTCTTAAGTGCTGATGAATCAGACTGTAATGTTGGCTCAGTTGCGCTTACAATAGGACCATTTGGATCTGTTTGATCACCTGTGTTTGCACTGTAATATGGTGAAGTACTGTCTAAGTAACCAACCCAAGTTGTTCCATTGTGTACCATAATGTCTGCTTCGTCAACAATTGAATTGTACCATAGTGTACCATCTGCCGCTAGTGCAGTTGGTGCAGTGTTACTATTTGTTGCTGATAAAACTTTCCAGTATGTTGCTACCCAATCGTGTGTTGTGTCGCCTGCTGGTGCATCATATAAGTTAGGAGTTGCACCACTGCCAGAAGTAGTAAATCCTGCTTCAGCTAAGTGGCCACTAGTATCAGTAATTCTAAATTCACCGCCCTTGGCATGTGTAATTACAATTCTATTTGCCGCATCAACAGTTGCTCTAACATTTACTAAACTAGAACTGTTAATAGCATTAGCAATTACTTCAGCGTCTGTTGCCGCTCCAGTAGCAGTTCCACTAACTGTTACATCACTGCCTAGTGTTGCACTGCCGACAATAGTTTCAGCAATATCAAACGAAATTGGTCCGGATGATAGTTGTGTACTAACTGCACTAGAAGTAATTGCAAGTGCGCCAGTACCGTTACGCTTATAAACTTTAAAGTTTGCAACAACGCTTGCCGCTTCAGCATCATTGTATCTTACATAAAGTTGTGAACTATCTAAATTTAGTCCGCCGTTATCTTTATCTAAATTAAACAATGCCGCTTCACCGCTTGCATAAATTGAAACTGTTTTTTCTTCCCAAAGTTTAGTTGCATTATTCCAAACTTTAATTGACCAATCGGCACCTTTGTTTGGATTAGTTGTTTTAACCCAAATAGAACCTGTTGGACGTGGAGTAGTATCGTTCTCGCCGTATTCTGGAACACTTGTATGAGCGGCGATACTTAATTCTGGTGCGTAGTAAGTGCCTGCTGTAAGACCTAGCTCTGCTAGTAGTGTTGATGCTCCAGCGGCAAGTACAACGTTTGCTCCTGTTGAGAAAATTCTCAAAATGTTATTTGAATCTACATCTGCTGTGATTCCTGCAATCCCTGCGGTGTTAATTGCAGTTACAGCGGCAGCGGCATCTGTGCCACCTGTTGTAACTGTTGTTGCATTGATTGTCATTGATGCACCCGAAGTTGTAGTCGGGTTAGCAGAACCTTGTGTTGTAGGCCAGCTTGCTTTCCATGCTGTTCCGCCTACTTCTACCCAAGTACCACTTTCATTTTTATAGTAAAGTTTTTGTAGAGTAGTTGTTGCTGTAATAGCATAGTCGCCTTTTGCGCCTACTGAACCTTTCGGTGCTCCGCTATCAATTTGGTTAGCATCTGTAATTACAATAGGTGCTTTGTTTGAGAATGACTGTCCGCCTGTTGTTGAACCTGCAGAACCGTTCCATTCAAATACACCGTATAGTGTAGATGCAGTATCTACCCAATAAGTTCCGTCTGCTGGATCGCTAGTAGGTGCTTCTGATGTTGCAACTAGAGCACTTAGGTCAATGCCTGCTCTTACAACATATGCACGGTTACTAACTCCTAGTAACGAGTAAGCCGCTTGTAAGCCATATTCGTTAAGTTCACCGCCATGAATTGGGTTGTTGTTTGTATCAGTATAAAACAACGGCTCGCCGAATGTTTCTACTAAATCTCTTTGTGATGTGATCAGGTATGGTTTACCTGCGTTTGCCGCTGTCGTACCAGGTGCAGTACCAGTGCCTGCTCCATTGGTTTTGTTTTCCGCAGTGGCAACAAAAATCATTGGTACGGTGCCGGGCTCAGCTGGAGTGTAAAAACTTTCGTCAATTACCTTAACCTCAACACCTGGTGATGATAATGCCATAATATTTCTCCTTCAGAAAATAAGTGTTCACATGTATTTATATAAATCACATTAGAATTAGCACTTATACGCCGTGAAAAAGGGGCGACAAAGGTGAGGTAAATACAATATGAGACCTTTATGTGTATGCGGACAGCGTCCTGCGGCAATAAATTATAAAAAAGATGATAAAATCTATTATAGACGTAAATGTGAAATATGTCTAAAGAGTAATCGTGTCGGGATTGGCATACCCAAGTGGAAACTAGCAGGATATATAAAGAAAGACACTTGTGAAAAATGCGGGTTTAAAAGTAAACACTCTGAACAGTTTAATGTCTACCACATAGATGGCAATTTAACAAATTGCTTGCCAAGCAACTTAAAAACTGTGTGCGCCAACTGTCAACGCATTATGCAGAAACAAGGTGTTTTGTGGAAACAAGGTGATTTGACACCAGATTTTTAAGGTCGTCAACTGTCTTATTATTTTCTAATGTTTTTGTAAAGTCTGATGTAGCCCAACGCCATTCTGACTCGTGTACGTCTTTGGGCTCAACACCAATGTCTAAATACATTCTAAGCCAAACCGGATCCATGCCTCTACGAATGCGCCAAACTTCTCCATTGATGTTTTTAATCATATCAACTTCGTTAGGAAATCTTACATCAGGAATAACAAAATTTGTATTAGGATTTTTTAAAATATGTTGTTTAAGCAAGCTCACCCAAATACCATCATAAAATCCTTTACGCATACAATCAGTGCCGTATTCTTGTAAAACTAATCTAGGTGTAATTGTACGTCCAGTTTCTTTCGTCCAGAATACATCTACTTGTTCTCGCCATTCTCTGCTTTCGTCAGTGTCGCCTTCAAGCATGTCTCTGTCCCAGCCAAAAACAGTTGCAACACCGTCTTTTAACTTGTCAGCAAATGACACTTTTGTAAAGCCATGTTCTTCGACTAGAATATCAGCAACAGTACCTTTGCCGCTTCCAATTAATCCACAAATTCCAATTATCATAATTTTAACTCTGA